CGCTGAAAAGCCTGTGGAAGCAACTGAGGAACAGACCGCTGAAAAGCCTGTGGAAGCAACTGAGGAACAGACCGCTGAAAAGCCTGTGGAAAAGCCGAAGAGGGGCAGGGTGAAGAAGGATGACGTATAACCTGACGGGGCTTCCTATCGACACCAGTGACAGCGAAACCCTGATGATGGTGGATGCCGCTCTTTCTTGGATCAAGGAAAACACCACCCTTGAAATTGACCCGGAACAGGAATTGCCTTCCAACGTGAAACTGTTCACTGTGAAGTTCTGTGACCTTATGAGCCAGACATCCGGCGTTGCCAGTGAAAGCCTTGGAGGAATGAGCCAGTCCTTTACCACTGGTGGGACTGGCTTCCTTCTTTCTGACCTTGCATCGCAGCTGTTTGGCTCCGCCTACAAGAAACGGAACCGCTTTGTGACGGCGAAAAGCAGGTGGAAGTGATGGGCTTCCAAACGAAGACCAAAGTTGACCTGACAAAGCAGATGGAACAGGCAGCAAAGAGCCTTGACGGAATCAGCGTGGAGGTTGGCGTTATCAAGGGAGAACATCAATGGTTGGCTGGTATTCATGAGTATGGATGCACCATCCCTGTTACGCCGAAAATGAGGGCGTACCTGCACAGGATTGGCGTTCACCTGAAGAAGACTACCACACAAATTGTGATCCCGGAACGCTCTTTTCTGCGGACAGGATATGACGTGAACCGGGATGACGCACTGCGGAATGCAGAACGGCTGCTGCCGGACGTTCTGGACGGGAAGCTGTCAGCGGAACAATACTTTGAAACAGTGGGAACGCAGGTGCGGGACTACATCAAAGATTATGCCGTTGAACTGAGCGAACCGCCGAAGAAGGACTGGCCTACCCGTGACCCGGCAAAAACCAATCCGCTTGTCATATCCGGTGATATGATAAACGGCATTGAATATGAGGTGAAAAGATGAAACTGTATAACTTCACACGGCTGATCCGCAAATACAGCGTCACTTTTTGCCTGCACCGGACGCAGGGCGGATATGTTGCCGGAAAATGGGAAGATGGCGGCGAAGCCGTAAAGGAAATGCGTGGCGCTATCGTGCCAATCAGCGAACGTAAGATTTACGATTCTGGCGGCACATACACCACGCAAGACCGGGAACTGTACCTGACAGAGCCGCTGGAAGGCGATCTGAGCGAATATCAGGTGGTGTACAAGGGAAACACCTATGCCGTTGAGGAACAGCGGAATTTTGAGGATTACGCTGATGTGGCGGTATACACGCTGAAGTATATGAGCAAGGCGGTGAGCGAACATGATTAAGCATCGTCAGAATGAAATCGTGATCGTGGAAAAACTGAAAGCTTATCTCAGCACGGATGTCCGTCCCTGTGAGGTGATCCGGCAGAACCAGACGGTGAAAGTTCCCCCCTATCCGTATGTTTCCTACACGGTGACTTCTCCCCTGTCCGCTATGGCTGGAACGTATTCCGAAGCGAAGGACGGAACGCTGTATCGAAACATCATGCAGACATGGAGCTTCACGGCGCAGTCTGACGATCAGGAAGAAGCGATGACCGTTGCCATGAAGATATATGACTTCTTCACGGCAAAGGGGCTGACGGCTCTTGCAGACAACGGCATTGCCGTCCGGCGTGTGCGGGATGTGACCACACGGGACAATCTGCTGTCTATCCAATACGAATATCGAAACGGGCTGGACGTGACGTTCGGCCTTTTGTATGAAATCGCTCCGGACGAACATCCGGAAGTGATTGAATCCAACACATTTAAGGAGGAATAAACTGTGGCAAATGATGTGAAAGTTGTCATTGAACTGAAGAAGGCCGCTCCAAAGGCCGGATTCGGCTACCCGCTGATTTTTGCGGGAAAGCAGCAGGCCGCTGTTGCTTACAAGGAAGTCAGTTCCCTTGAAGAAGTCAAGACCGCTGGCTTTGAAGAATCCACGCCTGTTTACAAGGCGGCACAGCTGCTGTTCATGCAGAATGACGCCCCTGCCAAGATTGCCGTATGCGGCAGCACGGACACTGCGGTTGCGGCGCTGCCCGGTATTCTGGGCGAAGGCTGGCGGCAGTTGATCGTTGTGAGCCTTGGCACGGAGGGCGAAAGCAAGGTGGACGCTATTTCCGACTATATTGAAGGCTGCGGCAAGCCTGCAATGTTCTTTACCCATGTGAACCCGGCTGACGATGCAACGGAGATCACCGCCATGGAAGGCAATGACAGAACCGTTGCAATCGCCTATGAATCTTCTGACACTGCCTGCCCTGAAGCGGCTCTGGTTGGCGCTACCGCTGGCTTGGACGTGGGCAGCTTCACCTATAAGAACATCATTCTGAAGGGTGTGACCGCACAGGGCTACACGGACAGCGAGGTGGAAACCCAGCACGGCAAGGGCGTTATCACCATTCTGAAGAAGGCTGGTTCCATCGTAACTTCCGAGGGAATCACGCTGTCCAAGGAATACGCTGACATTGTGGATTCCAAGGACTATATCATTCAGCAGATCGAGTATCAGTGCCAGTATCTTCTGAACCGTATGCCGAAGCTGCCTTATGACAACCGGGGCATTGCTTCTCTGGAAGGCGTTGTGGTATCCGTGCTGATGGATGCCGCCAACAACGGCATGATTGCTGTCACCGATGATGGCGATTACGATTACAGCGTGGACTTCGGCGGACGCTCCGAATGTGCCGCTTCCGACATTTCCACACGGCACTATGCGGAAGGCCAGTTTGAATTTGCCCTTGCCGGAGCCATTCACACGGCGAAGATCAAGGGTTCTATCATTGCGTAAGGGAGGAACGTTGAATGTATACCTATAATCCCAAAGATACCACCGTCACCATTGACGGCGTGTTCCTGACTGGCATGGGAGAAGACATGATCGAATTTGAATTCGATGAGGAACGCTTCTCTGCTGCCGTGGGCGCACAGGGCGATGTGGTGGTGAACGAAACCAACAACAAACTTGCTACCATGACCGTGACCATTCAGGCATCTTCTCCCCAGTACAAGATGTGTCTGGACTATGCCAAGAAGGGCACGATCTTCCCCGTATGGGGCGTAAACAAGTCCATCGGTGAGCGGTTCGGCGGCACGAAGGCCAGATTCAAGAACCCCGCTTCCCCCAACTACGGTACGGAGCTGGAAGACCGGGAATTTGAAATTCAGGTGTTTGACGGTTGCCACGAGAGTACAAACTAATATTTGACAGTGCGCTTCCATCGTTGTAAAATATACCCAAGGGGGTATTTTTATGACATCAAGAATCGGTATGGAAATTAACGGCTTTAAGATATTGTCCAGCAAATGCGTTACAACAGAAAAGTCAAAAAACACAATTTACACAGTCGAATGTCTTAAATGCGGAAGCATAAGTGATAAGCGAAGCGGCGATGTAATGTCTGGTAGGGCTAAGTGCTATTGTTCCGCAAAGTGTAAACTTCACGGAAAAGTAAAAACACGGCTATATAGTATATATAGAGGGATGAAGGAACGCACTCAAAACCCTAAAAATAAAGCATATTACAGATACGGCGCACGTGGTATTAAAGTTTGTGATGAATGGCTAAATGATTTTAACACATTTTATGACTGGGCTATGTCAAGCGGATATTCGGAGAATTTGACGATTGACAGAATTGATGTGGATGATGACTATTGTCCGCAAAATTGTCGTTGGTCAACTCGATCTGAGCAATCAAATAACACAAGCCAATGTGTTCATTTGGAGTATCAAGGATTAAGTTTGACACCAAGGCAATGGTCTGAAAAGCTTGGAATTTCAATTCATACGATTAGATGGCGGATGTTGCACAAGTTTCCTGTTGAGCAAATATTAAGTACCGAAAGAATTATGACAGGCAGAAAACACAAATAACGGATTAAGGGGGGCGGTTTTTGACCGCTCCCCTTCTCATTACATAGGAGGATGACATCATGGCAAACAAAAAGTTTTACACAGTGGAAAAAGAAATCAACGGCAAGAAATATGTCGCACAGTTCAACGGCATTTCCGCCGCTATTGAAGCGGTTGACAACAGCTATATTGACGGCAGCAGCAACGTCAGCATGGCGAAGCTGTCCAAGTACCTGCTGGAAAACGTCATTGTGGAGCCGAAGGGCTTGACCGCTGATGACTTTGACACCATGGATGAATTCAGCGATGTGATCTCTTGGGCAAGAGAAGTGATGCAGGGAGACTTTCGAGACAAGGCGAACGAAGCAAAGTCTAAATAAACGAGTAAGAGAAAACTGGGCGTGTTGGCGCTTGATCCTGTCGGACTGTCATTTTGATTACAACACCGTGTTTTTTCAGATGACACCGCAGCAGATTGAGGAAGCGAACATTGCCCTTGACATTTATCAAGAGGAACTGCAAAAGGCTATGAAAAAGAAGTAAGGGGGTGAGCATTTGGCTGAAAGAAACGTCATCCGGCAGGATGTCATTCAAATCAAATGGGATGTGCAGGATTCCCCCCTGAAAAAGCTGACGAAGGAATCCAACGCTTTCCAGTCTTCTGTCGGTAAGGCCGTTGGCGGGGCGGAAAGCAAGTTCGGCAGTCTTGCAAAAAAGGTGCAGACCACGCAGAAGCAGTTGAACAAGCTGAAGTTGTCTGACAGGCTGCAATCCGACATTGAACGGGCTGACAATGCGCTGAACAAGGTGAAGAACACCGTCCGTGCGGCTGCTGCGCAAATCGCAAAGATGCGGTTGCAGGCCACGCTTGCGGTGGGTGCGCTTCAGGCGATGGCAAAGCAGAATTTTCTTGCGCTGAAGAACAGTCTTTCGGCAGTCTGGACAGCAATCAAGAATATCGTCCCCAACGCAAAGGCGTTCGTGACTTCGCTGAAGGACGCTGCCAAGCAGAAAATCACAAACACGGTCAATGAAATGAACCGCATCAAGAACGTTCTGACGGAAGGAAAAACGGGTGCAAAGGGATTTGCAACCGCTCTGAAAAACGTGGGCAAGATCAGCCTTGGAAAAGCAGTCAAGGGGATCACGAACGTCAAGAACGGCTTCGCCAATGCGAAAAGCACGGTGAAGGGCTTTGTGGCAAACATCAAGGGCGGTGTTCAGAATGGCTTTCAGGCGGCTGCAAACAAGGGCAGGCAGCTTGTTCAGACCATCAAGAGCATTGATAAAGCAAGCCTGAGTAAGATCACGGACAGCATTACAAAGCTGGGTTCCAAAATTGGGAAGGGGCTTGTGTCCGCCGCCAAGAAAGCCGTTTCCGCAATCAAGAAAATCGGCATGGCGGCTGGCGCTGGCTTTGCCGCTCTTGCAACGGCATCCGTGAAAGGCTACGGCGATTACGAACAGCTTGTGGGCGGCGTGGAAACGCTGTTCAAGGATTCTTCCAATACGGTTGTCAAGTATGCAAATGACGCATACAAAACTGCCGGACTATCCGCAAATGACTACATGGAAACCATTACAGGCTTTTCAGCAAGCTTGCTGCAAGGTCTGGGCGGTGACACGAAGAAAGCTGCGGAAATCGGAAACCGGGCTGTGATTGATATGTCCGACAACGCAAACAAGATGGGTACTGACATGGCATCTATCCAGAATGCGTATCAGGGCTTTGCAAAACAGAACTATACCATGTTGGACAACTTAAAACTCGGTAAAACGTGCCAAATTGCTGAGTATAAACCTTGTGAAAACGGTGAAACTCTTATGCTATGTGCATAAGACAATACCGTGCGAAGCTGGAAAATGGTATTGACTTCCATATATATGTATGATAAACTAAAGCTGTGAATACATGGTATGGAGGTTCTTATGGATTGGCGTAAAATCAAACAAAACCAGAACTATTCTATCAATGAGTTTGGAGACGTGCGAAACGACTTAACCGGGAAATTGAAAACTCCGTTTATCAACAAGAAAAACGGATATTTAACGGTTGACCTGTGGAGCAATAACAAATCAACAAAAGCCACTGTTCACAGATTGCTTGCTGACGCTTTTATCCCGAACCCAGAGAACAAGCCAACGGTTGACCACAAAGACGGAAACCGCCAGAACAATTCTCTGGATAATCTCAGATGGGCAACTTATGACGAACAAAACTCAAGGTTTGAAACCATTGGTGTTAGAAGTCAAAAGGTAAAAGTGACCCACTATGAGGAAATCAGGAAAAAGCGTGGCGGCGGTCATGAATCTTGGGGAAGATCAGATAGGACTTTGTATTTTGATAGAATAGGAGATGCAGCCGATTATTTTGGGGTTACAATCGGCAATATCTCATTGATGCTTCAAAAGGGTACTATCGGAATGAGGGGCAAAATGAGAGGTTATAGGTTTGAATATGCCGAAAGCCAAAGAGTAACATTTTCTTGAACGTGTAACGACTATCGAAAGCACACGAAAAGCACTGCTGAAAAGCGGTGCTTTTTTAGTGGAAGTGAGTAGAGTACACACAAGCGTGTGGAAGTGCGAGGGGCGCAAAAGCGTCAAGAGATAGTCTGACCTGCACGGTGACGTGTAGCAGTTCATAAGAGAACGGTCATGGCGTAGCGAACCATGATGAACTTAAATGTATGGCGGCACGAAAGAGGAAATGCAGCGGCTCATCAAGGATGCGTCCAAGATGAAGGAAGCGCAGAAAGAACTTGGCGTGTCGGTTGATGCAAGCAGTATGTCCTTCGACAACATCATCAACGCAATCAGCGTTGTGCAGAAGAAGCTTGACATTGCCGGAACCACATCCAAGGAAGCAAGCACTACCATTCAGGGCAGTATCAATTCCATGAAATCCGCATGGTCGAACTTCCTGACGGGTATGGCTGATCCGAATCAGAACTTCGGTCAGCTTACAGACAATCTTGTGAACAGCATCGTCACGGTTGCACAAAACCTGATCCCCCGTATCAAGGCCACACTGCCACGGCTGGCGCATGGTGTGGGACAACTCATTTCGCAGTTGTTCACACTGGCTGCACAGAACGTGGACGCACTGGGGCCGCTGGCTCCCATTGCACGGCAGATCATCGGCGCAATCACGGCGCTGAAGGCGAAGTTCCAAGCCCTTGCAGCGGATAAGGAAAAAATGGCGGCTATCCGAAACATCTTTGCATCCATCAAAAACACGGTTGCAAATCTGGTTCCTATCATTGGGAAGGTTGTCACTGCTGTTTGGAACTTTGTTACAAGCACAGGCGCTTTGAACGCAATCAAGGCCGTTTTCAATGGTATTTCCACAGCGATTGCGTTTGTGAAGAAGCATTTTGAAGCTATCAAGGAAGTTGTGATTTCTGTTGCTGGTGCTTTTGGCGTTTTTCTTGTTGCTTCAAAGGCAATCGGCGCTGTTATTGCAGTAATCAAAACGTTTAAGACTGTTATGGTTATTGCGAAGGCTGCACAGCTTGGTTTTAGTTCCGCTTTGCTGGCCTGCCCTGTTACATGGATCGTTGGCGCTATCATTGGATTGATTGCGGTCATCATCCTGCTTATCAGAAACTGGGACAAGGTGAAGGCTGCTGCGGGAAAATGCTGGGACTTCATCAAAGGAAAATGGTCAGCGGTCAGCGGCTGGTTCAGCAGCAAGGTTGTTCAGCCTGTCAAGAAGTTCTTTGCTGACTTGTGGGAAAAGGTTCCCGCTCCCGTGAAGGACGTTATCAGCAAGATTACCAGCGGCTTCAAGAAAGCGTATGACGGCGTTACCGATTGTTGGAGCGGCATCAGCGGATTCTTCTCCGATTTGTGGAAGGGCGTTGTGAAGGCCGTTGCAAAGCCTGTGAACAAGCTGATTGACGGTGCTAACTGGGTGCTGGACAAGGTTGGTTCCAAGAAACAGTTTGACCCGTGGAAGCCCTATGCGAAAGGCACTGGCGGTCATCCGGGCGGCAACGCCGTTGTTAATGATGGGCGTGGCGCTGAACTGGTGCAAATGCCGAACGGCCTGACGTTCATCCCACAGGGGCGGAATGTGGGTATCCCCAACGCTCCAAAGGGTATGAAAGTGCTGGACGCACAGCGGACGGCACAGCTTATGGGCAAGCCTTCCCCCACTTTCCATTACAAGGAAGGTTCCGGTGGCTGGATCAGCGACATCTTTGATTTCTTCGACAACGCCAAGGGGCTTGTGGGAAAGGTCATCGACAAGTTCATCAGCTACAAGGGTATGGGCAGCTATGCGCTGTCTGTCGGCAAGGCGGTTGTCGGAAAAGCGAAAACCGCTATGGTGGATTGGGTCAAGGGCTTGTTTGACAAGTTCGGCGGAAAGTCTATCGAAGGCTATGAGCCGTCCAAGGGCGTTGAACAGTGGCGGTCTACCGTTGCCAATGCGCTGAAAATGGAAGGGCTGAGTTCTGCCGACAACATTAAGCGGACGCTGTTCCAGATGCAGACGGAAAGCGGCGGCAATCCCAGAGCAATCAACCGATGGGACAGCAACGCCAAAAAAGGAACACCGTCAAAAGGCTTGATGCAGGTGATTGATCCCACTTTCCGGTCTTATGCACGAAAGGGATATAACAAGAACATCTATGATCCAATGAGCAATATTCTTGCTTCCGTCCGGTATGCAAAATCCCGGTACGGTTCCCTTGCGAAAGCCTACCGGGGCGTTGGCTATGCTGGCGGCGTGGGAACCATTCAGCTTCCGGCCTACTCCCCTGCCGCAAGCGTTCCGGCTTCCAGTTCTTCCACCACCAGCAACAACTATGCGCCTTCCTTCACGCTGAACATGAGCGGCACGGTGGACAGAACCACAGAACGGACGATCAAGAAATGGGTGCAGGAAGCGTTGGAAGATATGTTCGACAGTATGAGCCGGACGAATCCACGGCTGACGGAGGTGTAAGCAATGGCAACTTTGAACGGATTATACGTCTTCGTTGCGGATGAAGAAATGTCCTTCGGCGTGGATGTTGCGGAACATACCGTGGAAAGCGGTATTGAAATCAGTGACCATGTAAAGCGGAAAGCCGTTACACTGTCCATTTCCGGGGAAATTGTCGGAAAGAACGCTGCCAGTGTGCGGTCGAAGATTCGACAGATGCACCAGAGCGGCGTTCTTTGCAATTACTCTGGGCGGACGGTGATGAGCAACTGTCTGATTACAGAGTTTTCCACCAGTCATCCGAATACGGTGTGGGGCGGCTGCGAATTCTCCATGACATTGAAGGAGGTTCGCACCGCTTCCACATCTTACAAGAAGACAAAGAAAGACACCAAAAAATCAGGCACACAGCAGGTCAAGAAAAACAGCAAGACCGAATATGTGTATCACACTGTCAAGAAGGGTGATTGCATCTGGAATCTGGTTGCCGCTTCCAAGGCTCCGTATAAAAAGTACGGAATGAGCTGCAATGAAGTGATGAAGCTGAACCCTTCCGCTTTCAGCCGAAAAGGTGATTTCAGAACGTTGCAAATTGGAAAAAAGATCATCGTTGGAAAGAGGTGACGGGCCTTGCGGGATGTAATTGAGATCAACAAAGAACTGGTTCCCTACCAGTTTAATATTCTGCTGGCTGACGAATGGTTTGAACTGTATATCGGCTACAACAAAACAGCCGACCTGTTCACGGTGACGCTTTACAAGGACGATGTTCTGATTGCTTCCGAGCCGCTGATTCTTGGCGAACCGTTGTTTCATGACATCTATCAGCCGGGGCGCTTCCCTGCTGTCACACTGGTTCCTTATGGGCCGACAGAAACAGCCGTCACCTTTGACAATCTTGGTGAAACCGTATTTCTGACAGTGGATGATGAAGGTGATGACGATGGATAAGGTTTCTGAAGTCATCTTTGACAAGAGCAGCAGTGAAAGAATTTCTTCCATGGTCAAGGCAATGCAGGGCTGGGAAACCAGCCTTGCAGATTCCATGGACAAGCCCAGCGGTCAGTTTGGGCGGGTTGTGAAGATCGAGACAAACGGCCTGACCATGACCAATGACCTTGATTTGGAATTCGATGTGCCGTTTGACGATGACACGGAAGCCAATGAAGCAGAAATCCGTGTCTACAACCTGACGAAAAAGACTATCGGCCTTCTGAAAGTCAACGCTGAAATCAGCATCACGGCAGGCTACGGAAAGGACACAGGCGTGATCTTCGCCGGGGTCATCGCTTCCGTGGTGACACGGTGGAGCGGTCAGGATAAATTGACCACCATCAAGGCCATTGACGATGTGAAGCTGAAGGAACGGGATATCAAGAGCATTTCTTTCAAGGCAGGCGTAAAGGCGAGCTACATTCTGAAAACACTGGTCAGCAAGCTGAACCTGCCGATTGCGGTGTTCAAGGTGAAGCAGGATCACACCTACACGGAAGCTGTCACGGTTTCCGGTGGGTTGATGGACGGCATCAAGCAGTATGCGGAAGTGTGCGGCGTGTCCGCCTATATCAACAAACGGAAGGTATACGTCCGGCATCTTTCTGACGGTGACGATCTGGGCTTTTCCGTGAATGTGGATACGGGACTGATTGACAGCCCGGAAGAATTCACAGAGGAAGTCAGCAATGAGGATTACACCGACACCATCAAGGGCGTGACCTTCAAGATGCTGCTGGAACACCGAATCACCACAGCAAGCATTATCACACTGAAAAGCCGTGATTTCAGCGGAAAGTACAGGGTTCGGAGCGGAACGCACGTCTGTACGGATTCGGACTTTTACACAGAGATCACGGCGATTGAATAAGGAGGTGGAGCGCATGGGAATGGGCAGCACCATGAATGACATGATGGAAGAAAAGCTGCTGAATCTCCACACGGCGTTCATCGCCAAGGTCATCAGCGTGGAGAACGAAAGCCTTTGTTCCGTGCAACCGCTGGACAAAATCAAGGCATACGGAAAGCCCGCACAGCAGCAGGCCATTATCACGAAGGTTCCCGTCCTTCACCATGTCCGGCACTTTTCCCTTGTGAAGCAAACACTGTCCGTCAAGGTCAACGATTCCTATTCAGGCGGCGGCTCCGGCACGATCAATCCGGCAACACATCCCACAGAAAGCAACGTGGGACACCTGAAAGTCTCCCCTATCCGGGCGGGTGATCTGGTGCTTTGCGTATGCGCTGAACGTGATCTTTCATCCTCTGTCAAGGGAATTTCCACCACGCCGCCTGTTGGACACCACGCCATTAAGGACGCTGTTGTGGTGGGCTTATTTGGGGGGTGGTAATGTGAAAAGCTTCAGCACAAACGATGACGGCGATGTGGTCGTGAACGGCAGCATTGAAATGGTCACGGACAATGAACTGCTGCGGCAGAAGATTCAGCGTGTCCTTGGAACCAACAAAGGCGAATGGAGTTATGACACGGAGGAAGGCATTGATTTTTCCGTGGTGCTTCGGAAGAACCCCAATGAGGATGAAATCAGGGCAACCATTGAAGAAGCATTGATGCGGATCGATGAAACGTTTGTCATTACTTCCTTCGGCCTGACAATGGACGGGAGGAAAGCAACAGTCAGCTTTGAAGCCGTGAACGCTGACGGCGTAAAAGTGATGGAGGGATACACCTATGGTTAATGAGCAGGGATATTACAGACCCACATACGATGAACTGCTGGCAGGACGCATTGCACAGGCACAGGAGCTGTTCGGTGAGGACATCGACACATCCAACGCTTCCCCGCTGGGCAAATTCATCCGGCTTTCCGTACAGGATTTGGCGGACGCTTATGAAGCGCAGGAAATCATCTATTACAGCCGCTTCCCCCACACGGCAACCGGGCAGAACCTTGACAGGTTGATGCCCTTTGCAGGCATTACACGGAACCCGGCAACACGGGCGGAACACACCATCAAATTCACAGGAACGGCAAACCATGTGGTTCCTGTAGGATTTCTGGTTGGAACCACGGGAGACGAGGAATTTTTCCTTGTGAACGAAGTCACGCTGAATGACAGCGGCGTTGGCTCCGGCACAGTGCAATGTACGGAACTGGGAACCATCGGCAATGTAAAGCTGGGTTCCATTACAGAAATTGTGAACCCGGATGTGGATGTTTCCGCCATTGAACACACGGGCATTGTGACGGTGGCGGAAGATGAAGAATCGGACGCTGACCTTCGGGCAAGGTTTGACATCTCCATTGAAGGTTCCGGCTCCGGCACAGCATCCGCTATCCGTGGAGCGGTCATGCGGATCAACGGCGTGAGAAGCTGCCTGATCGTGGAGAACAAGAACGCAACGGCAGACGCAGACGGCAGACCGCCAAACAGTTTTGAGGTTTACGTTTATGCACCGCCCACGCTGAATCAGCAGATTGGGGAAGCTATTTTCTCCAAAAAGCCCCTTGGCATCCAAAGCCATGGAACAACCAGCGTGACTGTTGAGGATGTTTCCGGTCATGAGCAGACGGTCTATTTCTCCCACGTCAGCGAAGTCACGGTTTCCATCAAGGTTGCCGTGAAGAAGGACACACACTTTGAGTTGAACGGCGTGGAGCAGATCAAGAACGCTCTGCTGGAATACGTCAACAGCCTGAAGAACGGTGAAGATGTGATCTATGCAAACCTGTACAAATACATCTTCCAAGTATCCGGCGTGAAGGATGTCACTTCCCTGACGCTTTCCACAAACGGCACGACATTCACGGCGGCGAACATCAGCATCAGTTCTGACAAGGTGGCATCTTTGAGCGCAAACAATATCACAGTCGAGGTGAGCGCCTATGCGGATAGCTGATTACATCGAAGCCCTGCCTGATTCGTATAAGAAAACCGCAGCAAGCAACAACTACAAGTTGCTGTATCTGGAATGGCTGCTGATGTCCGGTTTCTGGGCAGATATTCAGGCCGTACAGGACACGGCGGACATTGCTAAAGCAACCGGGAAAACGCTTGATCTGTATGGCAGCATCTACAATCAGGCACGGGGCAGCATGACGGATGAGCAATACAGGGTCATCATCATGCAAAAGGTGGCACGGTATTGGGCAGGCGGTGACTACAGCAGCACCGTGAAGGCCCTTGCCGGGGCGCTTGGTGTTTCCCCGTCCGAATTCGTTCTGACGGAAAAGGACAATCCAAGGCAGATTGAAGTATCAAGACTGCCGTTCAGCATCCTGAATGAAATTGGAATTACTTCCAAACAGATTTTTCAGATCATTGAAGCGATGCTTCCCGTTGGCATCCCGCTTGCACCGCTGACGCTGGACGGAACCTTTGAGTTTTCTGCTTCTGCGGATGAACAGAGCGACACAGCCGGATTCGGAGACATTGAACAGACGGTCGGCGGATATTTTGGTGCATTGGAAACCGGGAACATTGATATTCCGACATAAGGAGGATGAAAAGCATGAAATTTGAAAAGACACCGCCCACATGGAATGCAGAGGGTTCGGAGCCGCCTTCTTCGCTGAAAACCAGCGGATTTCAGGCGGGTTACAAGCCGCCTGCTGCTTATTTCAACTGGTTCTGGAATAAGGTGAGCGCCTGCCTGACGGAACTGCAAACGAAGCTGTCCAACGTGGACAACACGAAGGATGCAGACAAGTCCGTAAAGTATGCAAGCACTTCCGGCAGTGCAAACAAGACAAAGGGCAGCATGGTTGTCCGGCTGGACGGTGGAAGCACGGAAGGAACCGATTTGTTCACTTTTGACGGCTCTGCTGGAAAGAGCGTGAACATCACACCCGCCAAAATCGGAGCGGCTTCCAAAAGCGAACTGCCGTTCTGGGCAACCTACGGCACGACCACCAATGCAGAGATCGAAGCGGCGTATCAGGCCGGAAAGCAAGTATTGGTTAAGACCACTGACGGATATGTGGGAGAACTGTTCGCAAGGCTTTCAAGCGGCAAGGCACACTTCTTCTGCGCTGGCGTAAAAATTTACCGCTGCTTCAACGGAAACTGGACTGACCTTTCGGACAGCTACGGTTTTACGCCTACTGTACACGCATCCACGCACAAGACGGGCGGTTCTGACCCAATCAAGCCGGAAGACATCGGAGCCGCTGCGGCTACCAACGGAACCGTTCTCAGCCAGAACGCCGATTATGCGGAAGTTGGTCAGTGGGCAGACGGCAATCCGAACAGTGAAAACCGCATCGGCTATTTCGTTTCCATTGATGACACACAGGCCGGAACCACGATCATCAAGGCCACATCCACAAAAGATGTACGTGGCGTGGTAGTAACCGCTCCCGCTTTCTCCGGCAACTGTTCTGCGGACAAATTCGACAGCAACGGGAATCTGCTGAAGCAGTATGCCTATGTCGCTGTGATGGGTCTTGTTTCGGTCATCGACAACGGGACCTGTACCATCAACGGGCGGTGTATGCCCAATGACAGCGGCACGGCAGTACCCAGCACAAACAATCTGGGCTATCAGGTGATTGACCGCATTGACGATACCCACATTCTGATTGCTGTGGAGCCGGGAGCGGATATGATTCAGCGCATCCGGACGGATGTTGCAGCATTGCAGGAACCCACATTTACGCAGGCTTCCACCCTCACAAAGCTGACCAGCGGGGAAAAGCTGTCTGTTGCAATTGGGAAAATTGCAAAGGCGATTGCTGACCTGATTTCGCACATTGCAGATAAGACCGTCCACACATCAGCCGAAGAGCGCACAAAGTGGAATGGCAAAGCGGACGGGACCCACGCAGCGCAGCACGCCAGTGGCGGCAGCGACCCGCTGACGCCGGGGAATATCGGGGCGGCAACGGTGGACCACAACCATTCGGGAAGATTGATTCAGCCTACTTCTATTGAACTGTCTCCGGGTACATCTGCTGGACATGGCGGTTATATCGACTTCCATTTCAACAGTGATGCAGCTGACTATACCAGCCGCATTTATGAGCCTGTGAAGGGCGTGCTGAAATACAACGGACATGGAATCCTTTCAACTGCCAACATCGTTGCACTTTTAAACGTTAATATCACATTTGAAAATGGGGTAGCCACTTACAAAAATTCCGCAATAAAGGGCAGTTCTGTAACTTTTGTGCAATGGCGGGCGGGCGCAGTATCTACGCTGACGGACAGTGTGCTGTCAACGACACCACAAAACGGCAGCATGATAATTGTTGCGAAAGCTGGTTTTACCGGGGGACCGTTGCCCGTCAACATCCTGATTATCAATCTGTAAGGAGGTCACTACTTTATGTTTATCCAAATTGAGAAAAATCCAGATGGAAGCCATGCAAGCCAGTATGGCGGTGAATTGCAGGAGGGATGGGCGTACTGGGATACAGATGCTGTCCCATTGCCGGAATCCTTTCCGTGGGTGGACATCGTGGTGGAAGATGTTACGCACCCAGAAATCAAGGATGAAGAAAACGGAAAAGTCTTGCAGGAGGAATACACACAGCTGGAAGTTGTATCGGCAACTGACGGTGAAGTGATCGAGGTGGAGACGGTCGTACTTCCGACCCAGCTTGACCGCATCGAAGCCCAGGTGACGTACACCGCAATGATGACCGATACCATGATGGAGGGTTAATCCATGAAAGAGAAAATTGCAAAATGGTACAAGCAGAGGTTGTGGACAAAGGTCATGGTCAAGAACGCCGTGAAGAAGGGCGTGTTGACCGCTGGGGATTACACGGAAATTGTGGGGGAAACGTATGAATAACACTTGCATCTGCTGTGGGGCTATTGTCCCGGAGGGTCGGCAGGTCTGCCCCATCTGTGAAAGACAATGGCCTGAATTTGAACTGCACGAAATGAAGTTGGAAGTGACTCGGTAAAAGCCCAGTGTTTTGCCGGGTCATTTTCAATCGTACCTATCAACATTGCTGAAACATAACGGAAAGGAATGGCATTATGGAAAAGTTCATCAAGGCATCTGACGGCAAGGACATCCGCATTTCGACTAGACCGGAACCCTTTGGCGGCATTGAGTATGGCAGTCCCATCCCTATGATGGATCACTGTCCTGACCGGGCTGACACCACCATCACGGCGGCAGGCTTTGAATTGGCGTATGATAGCCGGGGATATTGCTACAAGAGGGTCAAAATCAAGAAGTGATAAAGTGTGGGGGTGAAATCCATTGAGCGAAATTATCGTGGCACTTATCACGGGCGGCGTTACTCTGGCAGGGGTGCTTATCAGCAACCAGAAAGCACAGGCCGTTACAGAAACCCGGCTTGACGAACTGACCCGTGAAGTCCGGGAACACAACATCTTCGCACGGCGGATGCCTGTTGTGGAGGAACAGATCAAAGTCATTAACCATCGGATTGAAGATTTGGAAAATAAAATTTAGGAGGTATTTTCATGGACATCGGAACTTTTGGCATCGCTGGCGTGGCGGTCATTACCGTCATCTGCTATCTGATCGGTCAGGCAGTCAAGGCAAGCGGCCTTGATAACAAGTGGATTCCCATTATCGTTGGAACCTGCGGCGGTGCGCTGGGCGTGGCTGGTATGTACCTGATGGCGGATTTCCCGGCACAGGACTATTTAACTGCTGTTGCTGTCGGCATTGTGAGCGGCCTTGCTGCCGTTGGCGTGAACCAGATCGGCAAGCAGATGAATCAGAACTGATATGGAATACAGCTTTGAAATCTTAAAGGCAAGAATCTATATCAACAGCCAGAAGAAGGCCCTTGCTGCTATCCAGAAAGAAACGGGATGCGATGTGTGCATCAACGGTGGCCTGTACAACATGAAAACTTTCAAGCCGCTTTGCCATTTGAAAGCCGCTGGCAAGGTTTTAGCGTCTGACCAGTATAAATACTGGGGCTATGGCTGGAACGCTTCTGACGGCGTTTTAAGCATGGTAAACAGCTATGAAAAGCTGGACAATTTCATTTGCTGTACAGCACTGGTGAAGGACGGCAAGCCCACTTCCCTGTTCTATGATCCGGCGCAGGGCGGGAAGCGTGGACGTTCTGCCGTTGGTACGCTGCCGGACGGAAGGACGGTCATCTTCTGTTCCAAGGACGGGACAGCAGATGCCATGACACCGGAAGCCTTGCAGCAGCATTGCGTGAAGCAAGGCTGGAAGGATGCAATCATGCTGGACAGCGGCGGAAGCAGTCAGTGTATCACGCCGGATGGCAAGATCACCAGCACACGGAAGGTACATAACGTGCTGTGCTTCTGGCTGAAAACCAACAAAACACAGGATGTGAATGACATCATGGGAAAGAAGAAAATCGGAACAGCGGGGCTGAACCTTATCAAGAGTTTTGAGGGGTGCAGGCTGACAGCTTACAAGGCCGTTCCCACTGAAAAATACTGGACAATCGGATGGGGACACTATGGTTCTGATGTCAAGCATGGGGATAAGATCACACAGGCGGAAGCGGATGCGCTGCTGGTGAAGGATGTTGCGTCCAGCGTTGCAGCCGTGAACAATCCGGCCTACTGCCATATCACGGCTTCCCTGAATCAGAATCAGTTTGATGCCCTTGTCAGCTTCACTTTTAACTGCGGGGCGGCAAGCCTGAAAACGCTGTGCAAGGGGCGCACTGCTGCACAAATCGCAGACAAGCTGACCGCTTACAACAAATCGGGCGGCAAGGTGCTTGCCGGACTGGTACGCAGGCGGGAAGCGGAACAGAAGCTTTTCAAAACGCCTGCTGCATCAACCACTGTGAAGGACGTGCAAATCTGGCTGAACAAGAACTTCGGCAGCGGCTTAACTCCGGACGGACTGTTTGGAACACAGACCAAACGGGCGCTGGTGAAGGCGCTGCAAAAGACGCTGGGCGTGGTTGCCGATGGCATCTATGGAGCCAAAACGGAAGCCGCTGTGAAGACGCTGAAGAGTGGTTCCAGCGGAAGACAGGTGGAAGTTCTGCAAGGCTTCCTGATCTGCCGGAAGCAGAAGTTGACGCTGAACGGCAGCTATGATGAACAGACGGAAGCTGCCGTCAGAACCATTCAGGGATACCACAGGATCACAGCGGACGGCATCGCCGGGAAGATGACCTTCCGGGCGCTGTGCCTATAACATAGAAAAACAATGGGGGTTGCCAATGCCGAGAAACTACAAAGAAGAATATCGAAAATACCACTCAAAGCCTATACAAAAAAAGCGCCGTGCAGAGCGAAACAAGGCACGAAGAATGATGGGTTTGAAGGTTGGTGACCCAAGAGAGGTAGACCACAAAAAGCCGCTTTCAAAAGGTGGTAGCAACAGCAAGAGAAATTTGCGTGTTGTATCCAGAAAAACAAATCGTAAAAAGGGAAATAAGTAATAGATGAATGATAGGGCGGGGAACAATCCCCGCCCTTCTTTTTTATGCCTTTTTCAGTTTCTTCCCCTTGTTTTTAGGGATCACATCACGGATAAATTCATTGATTGCCACTTCCGCTGTGTTTGCGTATGGGAAAAGGTATTCGTCTTCACCGATGACAAGAATCCATCCTTTGTCACCAGCGGACTTCAGGTGGAAGCCCTTGTAATTGTATTCTTTGATTTCAATAATCATATAGCTTTATCCTTGTTTGTGCTTGGAGCCTTTTCCACTTTCTTAGCCGGAGCCAGAGCCTTTGCAACCATCTTTTTTGCTGATGCAGTTCTTTCATCATCCAGAACATCACGCTTGATGATCTCATCCATGATTATTCTGTATATTTCTTCGTTAGTTCCCTTTGTATCAGCGGACATCTTTTTAATGGTTTTTCTCACAGCGTCCAAAACCGAATCAGACAAAAGGATTTGTGAAACGACAAATTTATTGACTAACTGTTTGTGTATATGGAATTCATCAAGGGACGCTTTTCCAGCCTTCGACATTGCTTCTTTTGTCAGGTAGAACAGCAGTTCCAAATCACTTTCTTTCTTCGTGTTAATCTCAGTAAAATCAAAGTCATAGACAAGTTCAGCGGAGACGGGTCTACCAAAAATAATGCGATAAACCATCCAATGAACAGAGTTAGTCAGAATAACCCATTCAATACCAGAGTTGGAACCATAATCAACCGCCTGCTTGATGTGCTGTTCCTTCAAGTTCAATCCGGCAGCTTTAGCTTCAATCAATACCCTTGGATGTCCGTCAATTTTCAGAGCCAAATCACAATAGGTCTTTTTGATAGCAAATTCTGACGTAATTTCAGAATACTTATCATATCCGAATACGTCAGAAAGAATATCCATGATTATTGCAACAGTGTCACTTTCATTTACATCTTTATCGTGCGCTTTTGACACAATAGGCTTGAATTTTTTGACACCATCGGCAAGACGGTTCTTCACTTTTGCTGAAATAGTAGCCAAAACAGCAACCACCTTTCACGATTAGATGAAGTCATTTTAGGGCGGTTCCGGCGCAAAAACAATCCCAAAAGTCAAAAATTGGCATATTGCACTGAAAGCAGATATTTGCTTTATCGCTTTTAGCAAAAATTAAGGGAAGGCTGAACGCCTTCCCTCTTTTTTATTTATTCAGCCTTTCATACATCTGTTCTTTGCTGATAATCCCCATGCAGTACATTTCAAGAATAAGTTCCACATAGGTTGCCTTTCGTTCCCTATACTCTTCTTCTGTTATCTTTCCGTCCATCAGCAGCTTTTCTAACTTACCCAGTGTTTGCAATGGTTTCAACTCCCTGTTTTGTTTATTTCCATCATCAGCGTACATATGAACTGGAACGCAGATGATGGAAATGAGCGATACAAAAAATCACTCAATCTTCAGCTTCACATCCAGTTCAATTTCTGGCGCTGTCCAGTTTCCGCCTGTATGCAGCGGTGATTTGTTCCGTGTTTTTTTCATGACCGGATCATAATATCTGACCTGTTTACTTTTGATTCTTTCGGCCTTTTCACGCTTATAAGTTATTCTTTCAATGCAAGCTTTCAGAAGCTTGTTTTTTTGTTCTGCTGTGGCATCTGGATTTTCCAGAGCGTTAAGAGCCGCTTTGAATCGCATTAGCTTTTCTTCATAGTCAACAGGATCAGGCATTGATTCGTAAGCATTGCAAAGAGCCTGCTGCACTTCTTCTTTTTCTTTCAGCAGCTTTTCATTCAGAACCTTGAAAACGTGATCCGGCATCCGCTTGGATGGGTCAGGGTCGGCCTGTGCTTCCCACTGTGCAATTTCCTTCTTGTCCAGTTCTTCCTTTTTGGCTTCCAGCCGTTTAATCAGGTGAGCGTGAAGCTTTGTGGAATCTCCATCATCATTCTTGATTCTGACTTCAAAATCATAGATGCACTGGCGCAGGGTGTCCTTTACTTTTTCGATGATTTCATCATAGTTGCAGGACGTTGTTTTGCATATATTTTGACCATCACACAAAAGCCGTGGCGCAGAGCGTTCCACGCCGTTCTTCGTGTATGTCCGCAATGACATTGCCCTTCCGCACTGGCAGAACAGCAGACCTGCAAGTGGATTCCTTATCTTCGTGTGTGGCTTTTGCCGGGTGTTCCTGCCCTTCTTCGCCTGTGCAGCGTTGAACAGGTCTTCCGGCACAATGGCTTCATGCTTGCCGTCATAGATCAGATATTCGCCAATCTTTGCAACAGGCCGGGTTTTCTTGAACTCCCCTTCTTCAACAATGGTCAGAGTTTTCCGATGGTTCCACTTCACTTTCCCTATATAGTGAATGTTTTCAAGCATCTTCGACATGGCACTTGCTGACCAATGTTCCCCTTTCGGCGGTTTAATTCCCATTTTATCAAACTGATTGCAGATGCTTTGACAGCCCATGTCTTTGTTGACATACAGATCAAACATCATGCGGACAACTTCAGCTTCTTCCTTGTTTGGTACAAGGATCGGGCATTTTTTTTTGCCTTCGGTAACAAAGGTTTTGTCATAGCCGTATGGAGCCGTATTGCCGACATAGTTCCCCTGACTGACAGACAGCAGCCTTCCACGGTTCAATATCTTCTTCGTGTATTCCAGATAGTCATTACCACGCTTCAGTTCCCGTTCAAAAGCGTCCCAATCGTATTCATCCCGCAGGTCATAAATGCGTGGCGGCGTAATGACAAGCGTGTTGGTGTGCTTCAGGAGCTTCATCAAGCGCCCTATGTCTTCCAAGTCACCACGGGTAAGACGCTGCGGTTCCACTACCTTCACGGCTTTGTATTTTGGCGATTCTATCAAACGCAGAACCTTTTGAATCTCCGGCCTGCCGCTGATGGTTTCGCCGGAAACCACTTCCCGGAACTTGTTTTCTTCCGGCACAACGCCGCCAAGGTTCTTTTCTGCCCATTCATCCAGAATGGCTTCGTGCTTTGACAGGACTTCTTCAACAGTCAATAGTGGATCATCAGACTGTGACTTTCTCAAATAATCTATGACTTCTTCAGGTTTGAAGTCTATTTTCGGCTGATAATACACATTTCATCGTCCTTTCAGTTTATACTTCTCCATATATTTCAATCCACACGACCTTTAAGTGGCGTGACATTTTATTTCCCAAACCAAAAGAATCCAATATCAGGGTCAAACTTGTCAATCAGCAATGCAATAATGATGGTGACAAGCGTTATTCCAAGGGCAAGGCTTAATATTGTGATTGCTTTCAATCTCCATGCTGCTATCTTTTTCAGATAGTCAATCTTCTTCTGGCTTTCCCTGATAACATGGTCAACATCTTCCACATTTCCGTCAAGCTTATCCTTTGGACACTTCATGTCTTGGCTTCCAATCAAAGCACAGAACACAGGTGCAAAGGTGGAATAGTTTACATCAGGGTAGTGATTTTTCTTTTTGGAAAAGTGCATATCAATTGTGCCCTTCGGAACGCCGGAACGTTCTGAAAGTTCAGCGTTGGTGATTCCCCTGTATGCCTTCAGCTTGATTGCCCATTCGTTGACATCTTCGATTGGAAGCGAACAAACATTGGGAATACAGTCTTTTCCAAGGTGGTTACACTTGATGCACTTTTTGAACATTTTCACTCCCCATTTCCCCTAATTTTGTTGAACCGTGTCGAATACTTGTTTTACCATGCAGATACTTGCTGAACCAATGTTGTTTTCAGGCATATGGAATGATAGTCTGAAAGCGGGTCAGGAATGGCCTGTCATTTCTTTCCGTGTGTGGGGGTGTCGAGTGGCACGGCATCCCCACACAAGCGAATCATTATAATTTGCACAATATTACGAATATGTCAATTTGTATTGTGCAATCCCGAATACTATTGTAGGATAATCTTCAGAACATTTGTTCTTTATTAACAAATGAAAGGAATTCGATTATTATGACGAAAGAACAATATTTGAATGAAATCGTCAAGTTGTTAGACCAGTGCAATGATCTTGAATTGCTTGATCTTACTTTCCAGATTCTTTGCAAAAGCGCCTGTTAATCAAGTAAGCGCAGTAAGCTTTCTAACTTTTCAGGCTCCAACATATATATTTTCTTTACGGCAAGCAGAAAGTTTTCGTCTGTCCGTAACCTTACAACGATGTCAGCGATGGCATCGTTGTTTTTTTGCGCTTTTGGGCGTTCCATAGGAACGTCATATCCTAATAACCATTGATCCGAAACATCCAGTGCTTTTGCCAATTCATATACTGGTTTGTTTTTAGGCTCATATTCACCGGACAAATATCTACTTATTGCACTCCTATTGATCCCGGTTTCCCTTACAAGGTCAACCTGTTTTTTATTCCTGATGTTCATAGCTTCACGCAACCTGCTTGAAATAGAAGCTACTTGAACGAAATCCCCCATGATTTTCACCACCTTTTATATTATATGGAAATATTAGCATACAAATTGTGAAAAAGCAATAGTTCTTCGCTAATCGAAAAAAATAAATTGAGAAATCGCAAAAAAGCTGTTGACATTATTGCAGAATAGTTTTATATTATAATCAGGAATTGCGAAAACGCAATTAAGGCCACAAGGCCGGGAGGAAATAGAAATGAAGAAGTTCAGCGCAGTTGTTAAGGATGGAGACAGAACCATTTTTATTACCAATCAGGAATACCGGACAAAGGCCGACTTCATCCACGATCTCCGGTGCAACGGGTACAAGGTCAATCCGATGAAGGTCAAGACTTCCCGGACTTTCGATTACATCATCAATCACACCAACTGTAACCCGTGGGATTGGAAACTTACTGATAAAGAAGTTGATGATATTACGGATTATCACCCCGGAAGGAGTATGTGAGATATGAAAGCTATCGTAGGCATTTGGAAAAATGATCCGTGCAAAATTCCGCAATTATATGAATTCAAAAGTTGGGGCGAGGCCCTTGAATTCTATAAGCAAGAACATAAGAACTTTACAATTATGTATCACTTCATAATGCCTGAAGTTCTTCCGTTCTGAGCCGAAACGGGCCTGATGGCCCGTCTGTAAGGGTTGACCACCTTACACTGATGATGGCAGGTCAATACATAAGAAAGGACTGTTATAAGTGAGTTATTCTAAACTCCGTGGGAAAATCCGTGAGGTGTTCGGCACTCAGGAAGCCTTTGCAACTGCTATGGGCATGAACACTGCAACAATCAGCGGTAAACTGAATGATAAGTCTGATTGGACAAGGGCTGAAATGGAACTTGCCTGTTCCCTGCTGAAAATTCCTATGCTTGAAATGCACGAATATTTTTTTTGCCCAATAAATTGCGAAAACGCAATTTAAGGAAGGAGCCTGACAGATGAAGCGTGAATTTACGCCGGAAGAACTGGTGGATGCGGAAATCGAACGGCTGAAAAAGACAGATGCCGTGAAGCTGGCACAGAAGGAACAGCGGTTGATTCACCGCAAGCGGAAGTATCTGGCTGATCTCCGATGGTTGGAAAAGCGAGGGAAAAAACTGATGCAGGAAGGCTGGACGTTGGACACGCTGGAACTGCTGTTCAAGGACATCCCGGAAGAATCGGACATTCAGACAAGCTGCTGAAGCATAGGTTAAAAGACTAACTGAAAGGGCGTGGTCTTTTGGCAAAGGATGACACTTACAAGGAAGTCAGGGTTTTTCATTATCCGGGAATGACAGTCAGGGTTCATATTCCTGATTTGACGGAAGAAGAACTTAAACGGCGCAGAAAGATTGCTGAAAAGGCTGCGGCCGATCTTCTGAAAGAAGTGATGATGAACGAAAGGAAGCGTGAAAATGAGCAACGAAAGAAAGCGCAAGACCAGAAATCAGCGGAAGCATGATATGTGGCGAACGTCCTTCATGGTGGTTGCACTTGTTCTGCTTTGGATGCTGCTCTATACCATGCTTGTCAAGGCATGGGCTGATGAACCGCTTGAAAGCGGCTATGAATACATTGAATCCATCGGTGGTGATCCATATGAGGATTTTCAGGACTGATGATCCGGCAGCGGACTTCAACCGATGGGACGCAGAACAAACGGCGTGGCTACGTAAACGGCCTGTGTGCTGCTACTGCGGCGAACACATACAAGATGATTACTTCTATCAGATCAATGATGAAGTGATATGTAAGGACTGCCTTGACGGTCAGTTCAGAAAGGATGTTGAGGATTACATAGAATGAAGGTTTTGGAATTGTTCGCCGGAACACGAAGGCAGCTTTCCTGATCCCAATCATTTTGAAAGGGGTGAAGCCGATTTGAAAGAGTTCATCCGTGCTTTCAACCTTTGGAAGCAGATCATGAGAGATTCAAAAGAGGAGAAATGAACATGGCAAATTTATATGACATTGACCAAGCAATTCTTTCCTGCATCGACATGGAAACAGGCGAAGTGATTGATTCTGAACAGCTTGACCGCCTTCAGATGGAACGAGATCAGAAGGTTGAAGGCGTGGCCTGTTGGATTAAGAACCTTCAGGCTGACGCTCTGGCTTTCAAGGCCGAAAAGGAAGCCTTTGACAAGCGTGAAAAGGCCGCAACGGCAAAGGCCGACAGCCTGAAGAAGTGGCTTGCAAACGCTCTGGAAGGTCAGAAGTTCAGCACGGCGAAATGTGCGGTCAGCTTCAGAAAATCTGAAACCGTGGAAGTTGAAGATGTATCGCTGCTTCCTGCTGACCTGTTGAGAGAAAAGACCACGGTTGAACCGAACAAGACAGCAATCAAAGCACTGCTGAAAGGCGGTCAGAACGTGGTTGGCTGTCATCTGGTTGAGAATCAGAACGTGCAGATCAAATGAAAGGGGTGAAATGAATGGGCATTCCTGTTCTTGTTTTGGGTGAATCCGGCAGCGGTAAATCTGCCAGCCTTCGCAATTTTGAACCTGAAGATGTCAGTATCTTCAACGTTGCTGCAAAGCCGCTTCCATTCAAGAAGAAGCTGCCGAAGAAAGCCACTTCTGACTATGCCGTGATTATGGACGGTATCAGCAAGAGCCAGAAGAAAGCGTTCGTGATTGATGATAGTCAATACCTGATGTGCTTTGAATCCTTCAGCAGAGCCAAGGAAACAGGCTTTGGAAAGTTCACAGATTTTGCACTGCATTTTTACAATCTGGTGCAGTTTGTGATCCGGCAGACACCGCCTGATGTCATTGTCTACTTCCTGCATCATGTGGAAGCTGACAGCAACACAGGCAAGGTGAAAGCAAAGACAATGGGCAAGATGCTTGACAGTCAGTTGACCTTGGAAGGGCTGTTTTCCATCGTCCTGATGTGTGTGACAGACGGAAAGAAGCACAGTTTCATTACGCAGTCAGACGGCTTCACAACGGCGAAAAGTCCGATGGATATGTTCCCTGCTGTAATTGACAATGACCTGAAATCCGTGGATCAGGCGATCCGTGAATATTATGAACTGAACGAAAAGGAGAAAGAACAATGATTAGAAAGCCTAACAACTGGAATGAAGTGCAGGAATTCACTGACCGTCCGAAGCTTCCCCTTGGCGCTTACGTCTGCAAGGTCAGACGTGCCGTGATCCAGTCCAACGACTACGGTGAGCAGCTTTGCATCCTGTTTGATATTGCTGAAGGTGAGTTTGCCGGGTTCTTCGATGCTGATTTCAAGGCAAACACCAGAATGGACAAGAAGTGGAAGGGCGTTCTGCGTCAGTTCATTCCGAAGGATGACGGAAGCGAAAAGGACGAATGGACAAAGAGCAGCTTCAAGGGCATGGTCACATCCTTTGAAAAGTCCAATCCCGGCTATCAGTGGAATTGGGATGAAGCGTCCCTTTCCGGCAAGCTGGTTGGCATCCTGTTCCGTAATGAAGAATGGGAGTATGAAGGAAAGACTGGCTGGGCGGTTCGTCCCTTCCGGGCTATTTCTGTTGACAGTGTAAGAAGCGGAGATTTCACGCTTCCGAAGGACAAGCCCTTGAAGAACAAAACAGCTTCTTCCGTGGCTGACAACTTCAACGCACTGAATGACCGTGTGAATCAGACATTTGCTGAATCCGAAGATGACGGTGAACTTCCGTTCTGAAAGGATGATGCTGAATGAGCAAATACCTTGGAGAAACATTCAAAATCCCATATCCAAAAAGCAAGGTCGGAAGTAAGAACTGGTCGAAGCAATACGGTGTGAATGCCTACTACGCCGGGAAACATTGGAGCGTCAGAAAGCGTGATGCGGAGTTCTGGCACATGATGGTTCGTTCCTGCATGAACAGTCAGGATGTCCGGCGTGAGCCATTCAAGCGGCCTGTCATCATCACCTTCCGCTGGAATGACCGCCTTGACATCGACAATCACGCAATCATGGGAAAAATGATTGTCGATGCAATGAAAGGCCGTGTCATTGAAGATGACAGCAGACGTTGGGTGAAAGGCGTTTGCCACTACTTTCATTCAGAAGACTATATTCTTGTGAATGTTAGAGAGGTTGATAATGCGCAGGGTTGATATAACAGGGCAAAGATTCGGAAGGCTTATTGCATTGGAATACAGCCACACAGACAACGGTAAAAAAGCTGTTTGGCTCTGCAAATGTAACTGTGGGAATATTTGCAGTGTTAGGGCAAAAGATTTGCGGTCTGGAAACACAAAAAGCTGCGGTTGTTATGCGGTTGATGTTGCCAAGGAAGTGAATACAAAGCACGGCGCAAGCAAGACACGGCTTTATAACATTCATTCCATGATGAAAAACAGGTGTTCCAATCCAAGGGACAGCCACTGGGAATGGTATGGTGCAAAAGGTGTCACTGTTTGCAAAGAATGGCAGCGTTTTGAGCCTTTTCGTGATTGGGCTTTGGCAAATGGATACGCAGAAAACCTTGTGATTGACCGAAAAGACAGTTCAAAGGGATATTCCCCTGACAACTGCCAGTGGATTACGCAATCCGAAAACGCTACAAAAGCCAATAATTTACGTTGGCACAGCAACAGTAAAATCACATGATTTGAAAGGAATACATAGGTTCATGGAAACAATCAGGATCAAATACCTTCGTAACATCCAGAAGATTGAGCGGTTCAACGTTGGAGACTGGATTGATCTTCGTGCTGCTGAAGATGTCATGATTGACAGCGGTCAATTCAAGCTGATCCCGCTGGGCGTTGCAATGGAGCTTCCACAGGGCTATGAAGCCCTTGTGGCTCCGAGAAGCAGCACCTTCAAGAAGCTGGGCATCATCCTTGCAAACAGCATCGGCATCATTGATGAAAGCTACAAGGGGGATGGCGATGAATGGCACTTCCCTGCTTACGCTGTCAAAGACACCTTCATTCACAAGAACGAACGGATTTGCCAGTTCAGGATTATCAAGCATCAGCCCATGATCCGCCTGATGGAAGTTGACCATCTGGGCAATGAAGACCGTGGCGGCATAGGCAGCACAGGCCGGATTTGAAAGGAAGTACATATGAACTTTACGAAAGCGCAGAAAGAAATCGTCAATGAACTTTTGCGTGGGCGGCGTGTTAGTGGATTCAACATTGATGAAAAAACCGTCCTTGTTTCCCCTGATGGGTACAAAGCCTATATTTTCCCGGTTGCATCTGTAATTTTCAGCCTTGATAAAATCAAAAACATCACGCCTATCCCTGTTGCAGAAATCGTCAAGGATGAAAACGAACTGCGCCTGACACCTGATTTTCGGCTTTTGGACAGCTTCAGGAATAAAATGGTAAGACGGCTGAAAGGCAACGGAAAAAACGTCTTTGTCAACATGAAATTCCTTGAATGCTTCCAGAATCCACAGTTCTTCCAAGAGGAAAACAAACTCAGCACCATTGTTGTTACCGAAAAATCTAATGGCAAGAACATTCCTGTTGGAATCGTCCTTCCTGTCCGTTGCACATGGGATGACAGCAGCTATTACGGCGATATGGAAGGGGCGTGACAGTATGCTTGAACATGATGGCTGCATAGGGTGCAGGCATGATCCGAAAGAGCATGATGAATTTACGTGCAATCATTGCCGTGGCACTGTTAGTCCAATCAATAAATTGTACCATATGTGCGCTGATCTTTATGAACCTGAAAAATCTGATAATCCCTATTGGGAACGCATTTGCAAGCTTTCAGAGCGTCAGAGGGCAAAGGGTATGGAAAAACATACGGCCAAGGGATTGAAAACAATCCTATGGGCATTGTAGGCCGTCTGACATACCTTGAAGAAGAACTGGTTGATGCGCTCATGTATTGCGAATGGATCAAGGACAAGCTTGCTGAATTGGAAGGTGAAAAACGTGATTAAAATTGAAAAAACAGAAGTCGTTGGATGGGAACCCGCTATCAGGGGAATGCGGAATCCGATGAACTCTTGGGAGAAGAGCGATAGCTTTATCTGTAAAGAGCATGGTGCCATGACAAACGAAGAGATTGAAGCCGAATGCGGAAAATGCCCTAAGTGTGACGGATGCGATATTTATGATCGTGAACCTCATTTTATTGTCGGACTTAATGATCTCAAGCTTATGACCACGCTTCGCAACGCTGGAACTGCTGACCGAAAGTTCATGCGGATGATTACGGTCTATGTTGATCTGACGGCTCCGCTGTACTGGTGGAAGGAATTTAAAACTTATCGTGCTGGAAAAAGATTCGGAGACGATGAACCAGATGTCTTCATTATCCATGAAGATTATCTGGAATACGACATTGAAATGAATTCCTGCTCCACCATGCACAAGATTCACGCAAAGGAATTTACGCTGGATGATTTCAGTCATGAACACTTGACAAGTGAAACAGACGGCCTTTGGGTGAACGCTGACGGCAAGGATTTCATGTGTTCTGCTTATGACTTCTGCACAATCACTTGTGATGTGCTGAACTTTTACAGAAGGAAATACCTTGAAACCAAAGATAAAAAATACTGGTGGCAAATGATTCAGCTGCTTCCCACCAGCTACAACCAGAAGCGAACAGTCATGCTGAACTATGAAGTTCTTGCGAATATGTACAAGAGCCGGAAGAACCACAAGCTGGACGAATGGCATGACTTCTGCCACTGGATTGAATCACTTCCATACTCTGAATTGATTACAGGATAAACAACAGGACACCTGCCCTGCTGCGGTGGGGCAGGTTCCACCAAACATAAGAAAGGGTGATACGATGAACGATTTGAAGCCTACAACCAAAATCGTAAAAGCCATTCTGGAAAATGACACAAGAGCCAGAAACAATGACGGTTATCTTTACATCAAGGTTTTGGAAGTCCGTGGAGCGCAGGACGGTGTTGACTACATTTCCCTTCCGGTGAAGGACTTCCTGCCTTACGTCAATTCTATGGGCGTTCCGAACGCTGAAACCGTCAGACGGACACGGCAGAAGGTTCAGCAGCATCATCCTGAACTTGCCGCCTGTGACAACGTGAAGGGGCTTCGGATGATAAACGAAACGGAGTTCCGGCAGTATTCAAGGGGTGAAGTCTGATGGCTTTGTCAGAATTCGTTGTTCCGTATGAATCAAAGGCAAATATCTGCTTTGACTGTGACAAGGCGTGTGGTGGTTGCTCATGGTCAAGAAACTTTGAGCCTGTTCCCGGATGGACAGCAGAAAAAATCATGCTGAATGTTGGAGCAGTCAAAAATCAAAAAAGGTTTCTGCAAACCTACCACATCACCGCTTGTCCTGAATATGTCGGCGGGGGTGGTAAGAATGGCTGATGTGAAATGGATCAAAATTACAACTGACATCTTTGATGATGAAAAGATTCTTCTGATTGAAAGCCTTCCTGATGCTTATGCAATCATCGTGGTATGGTTCAAGCTGCTGTGCCTTGCTGGAAAGCAGAACAATAGCGGTGTCTTTATGATGGGGCAGATTGCCTATACAGACAAAATGCTTGCAACCATCTTCCGCATGAAAGAATCAACTGTCCAGCTTGCCCTTCAGACATTTGAACAATTCGGCATGGTGGAAATCATTGACGGTGTGATTACTATTCCGAATTGGGGCAAGCATCAGAATTTGGATCAACTTGAATCCAAAAAGGAATATATGCGGAAGTACATGAAGGAATACCGTGATAAGCAGAAACTATTGACAGGTAAAACTTCGTGTAAAACTAACAGTAAAGCTAATGTTAGCGAAGCAGATAAAGAAGAAGATAAAGAATTAGAAAGAGAAAAAGAAGAATTACCTAAAGGTAATTCTAAGAAACCCGTCAAGCACAAATACGGCGAATACAACAATGTTCTGCTGACTGATGATGAACTGGACAAGCTGAAAAACGAATATCCTGACTGGCAAGAACGCATTGAACGCCTATCATCTTACGTTGCATCAACCGGGAAGTCCTATAAGAGCCACTATGCGACAATTCGGAACTGGGCAAGGAAAGATCAGGTTGCACAGCCTGTCAGACAGCAGCAGACATACCACAAGCAGACCAAAGCTGAAGAACTGGATGATTTCTATAACATGGCTTCTGAATGGGCTGAAGGGCGGTCAGAATGAAAAATATTGCACCGTGCAAAGGCTGTACTGATAGAACTGTTGGATGTCACAGCGTTTGCAAACTCTATGCTACATACAAGGAAGAAAAAACAAATGAGTTTATAGAAACAAGGAAAACCGTCTGTGATGAACGGCTAATGGATGCATATAAAGTCAAAGTAATCCGGCGAATTAGAAAAAAGATAAGTAGGCGGTGATCCGATGAACGAAAAGGAATTCGCTACATTGTCAATGGCAATCAGAACTTATTATCCAAAAGAGAACATTCTTCCAAACAAGGAAGCTATGCAGCTTTGGTTCCGTGAACTGCAAGACATCCCCTTCCCTGTTGCTGAAGCTTCACTGCGGAAATGGGTGTCTACAAACAAATGGTCACCTTCTATCGCTGACATCCGGGAACTGTCTGCCAACGTTCAGAATGGTGACATCCCTGATTGGGGCGAAGGCTGGGAAGAAGTTCAGAGGGCAATCAGAAAGCACGGTATGTATAACGTGAAAGGCGCTATGGACAGCTTCACACCGTTGACAAGGCAGGTTGTTGAACGGCTTGGCTTCAGGAATATTTGCGTTTCTGAAAATCCGATGGCGGAACGTGCAAATTTCCGGCAGTGCTATGAAATCCTTGCAAAGCGTGAACAGACACGGCAGCAGGTAGCACTTCCCTTGCAAGACACGATCAAGCAGCTTCAGAGCGGCTTCATGATGATTGGTGATGGGGGTGAATGATATGGATGTAGCTGAGAAGGAAGCCCTGAAAAAAGAAATTATGTCGGAACTGGAAACGAAACTGAAAGGTGTAGTTATCCGGGAAGATACACAAAACATTTTGAGCGAAGTAAGAAACAAGTGGTTTACGGATAAAAAATCTAACAATAGGAAATGTCCTATGTATGAACTGTTCGGAAACGTGGTGTTCTGGACGGTGTGGGAGTTGATTAGAAAGCTGACTTGTCTTATTTGCGGCTGTGGTTACGTCCGGCACTTGCAATATCGTGATGAAGCAAGCGAAATTGCTGAACGGCTGTGTCAGACAGTTTTTGAATTGCGGAAGGAGTTCTTGGAGAACAGAAATGGCGGTGAATCCTGATGTTTGGTAAACGAAAACTGAAAGCCGAAATAGTCCGTCTGACATATCGTGTGGAAGAACTGGAAGAAAGGCTTTGCCCGTGCGAACAGCATGACTGGAAACAAATTGGAGTTGAATATACATATGACGGCGTAGGCAGTTGCGATGCCTTGTATAACTACAAGTGCGCCAGATGTGGGAAGAAAATGCGCTCCATTCAGCCTTACTTGGAAAAGGACGGTGGCGGTAATGCCGAATAAACAGTCCGGAATGATTGCCTTTGCCGAACGGTACGCAAAGAACAAAGTGGAAGCCGCACAACTGCTGATGATTCAGTATATGGCTGATACGCTCCAAATGGCCCTGCATCAGACAGAGGGATGGGGTTATGATCGAATCATGCGCTTGTGTGCAGCATGGAAGGAAACCCGGCAAGAGTACAGTGCAGCTATTGATCCCAGTAATCCAGAAGCGGACGTGTATCAAGAGCATATGGACAGAGTGCTTGCAGAGATTATCAACGGCAAACAGGAATTGTTCCCATTCAGTCAGAGATACCCGGAACTGAAAAAAATCAAGTATGGGAAACGGTAAGGTGGAACATCCGATGCAAGGAAAACTGGATGAACAAGATTTTGAACTTATTCTTTCCTACGCTGCACACGATATGAATTTAACACAGACAGGAAAGGTCATGTTCATGCACTATAATTCTATCAGGTACAGATTTGATGTGGTTCGGCGTAAAACTGGACTTGATCCAAAAAAGTTCTATGACCTTGTGGAACTGGTAAAAATGGCGAAGTCCGACTTGAATTCGTGCAATGGGGGTGAAGCGGATGGATAAGCTGAAGCCGTGTCCATTCTGCGGAGGAACAAAGCTGAAGGTCGAGAAAAAATCCAAACTGGCAGGATTTAATGGGCTTGATGAACGAGTTGAACAGCACACTTTTTCCGTCAGGTGTAATTACTGTTATGCGAGAGGTGGCGCAATCGGCGGGAAAGTGATTCCACACAGGAAATTATTTGAAGGAAAAGAATTGCCATATCCAGAATGGGCAACAACTGATGACAAACTGAAAGAGCTTGCCGTTTGCATTTGGAATGGAAGGGTTGGTGAAACTAATGGATAAGTTGTTGAAATGTCCGTTCTGTCAGCAAGATAAAATATTCATCGGTGTACACGATGACGAAGGAAATTATCACGGCAGAATTGGTTGCGAGTATGAAAAAGAGCCGTGGAGCGGTCTTTCCTATGCGCTGCATCATGAAGGTTGGGGCGATTGCATTTTGTGTACTGATGATGAAGAACTGGTCATGGGCGGTGTTCTTTTCGATTCACCGGATGAAGCTGAAGCAGAACTTGATATGGAGTTATCACCAGAAGCCAAGTATGCAATTAGTACACACGCCGATGCAATTATTGAGCGTTTGGACAAGCTTTTGAAAGGCGGTGAAACCAATGGAAGCTGAAAAAAGCAATGCTGCAAAGGACTTTCTGAAGCAAGTCAGGCTGTGTGACATCCACATCAAGAACAAGCTGGAAGAAAAGGCACGGCTGCAAGCACTGGCCTTGAAGATCACTTCTTCCCTATCCGCCGAACACGTTTCTGGTTCTGGCAATCAGGACAAGATGGGTGATGCTGTTGCAAAGATCATTGATCTGGATAATGAAATTGACAAGTCTGTGGATGAATATGTTGAAAAGAAAAAAGAGGTCATCGCAGTCCTTGAAAAGATTCAAAATCCAGATCAGCTTGATATTCTCTATAAGCGATACATACAGTATGAATCATTTGAACAGATTTCAAGTGAAATGAGTATGTCATACAGGAATGTATGCTATGTTCATGGAAAGGCGCTTCAGACGGTAAATGAACTTCTTGAAAGGAAATAAATATGCAGCAGTATTGGGAAAAGCACAATAAAAGAAGACCATTTCCAGCCTTATATAAAGCGAAAGAATTGTATGGTGAACAAGCAATTTCATTTTTCGCTCCACGATATGAAAAGGAGTATCAATGTCCGTGGTGCGGCAGCGAAGTCAAAAGCAAAAGAAGGCGCTTTTGCTGTGATGATTGCAAACTGGAATTTGAAATCATGACTGTATGGAATCGAGGGCGTGATCCTTATTCTCTGCGTATAGAATACAGAGATAATTTCACTTGTCAAGATTGTGGGGAGTTTCACGCATATATCAATAAACATGGCATGGCAATACCGATTGATGATGGTCAGCTTGAAGTTCATCATATCAAACCTGTTTGCGTTGGTGGCGGTGATGAACCAGAGAATCTTATAACACTATGCAAAACGTGTCACAAGCAAAGGCACAAGAGTATTCAGATAAATCGCAAGCCGGGACGAAAAATCAAGGCTGTTGAAGATGGCATTGAATTTGATAGTATGATTGAAGCGGCGAAATATTACGGTAGGGCTATTCATGCAATAGAGCAAGCACTTGATAAGCCGAATCTGACATCAGCAGGTCAGCACTGGGTTTCTATCTAATATTTTCAGCTTATTTCATTGTTTTGCATAGTAAAATTATGATATTGTTATACTGACATAATAAGAAAGCCTGATAGGGTACTTCCCTATTGGGCTTTTTCTATGCTTGTGTCATGAGTGTCATACAAAACAGCACTTGCACGATCCGTCATATCACATGATGGCTGCAAAAAAGTACGAATAGCGAAAGGCGGTGAATGACTTGGCATTATCAGTCAAACAGGAAAAGTTCTGCCTTGAATATGCCAAGTCAGGAAACCAAAGACAGGCATATTTGAAAGCAGGATATAAATGCAAGAATGAAGCGTCAGCAGATGCAAGTGCAAGTCAATTATTAAGAAATCCTAAGGTAAAAGAAAGACTTGCTGAATTGGCAGAAGAAATCAAGAACGCTTCCATTGCCGATGTGACAGAAATGCAGCAAGCGTTGACAAACATTATCCGTCAGCAGATGGATGAAGAAGTTATTGTTGTTGAATCTGTTGGCGATTTTATGTCTGAAGCAAGAACAATGAACAAAAAGCCTGCAATCAAAGATGTTATCAGTGCAATCAATACGCTTGGGAAAATGCAGGGCTTGTTTGTTGACAAGGTGCAGCAGGAAGTTGATATGGATTTGAACATCACTGTTGATTACGGGGATGATGACGAATGAACATCAGCGTCAAAGCAAATCCATGCTTCAAGGAAGTTGACCGAAGCAAGAAACGCTATATCGTGATGAAAGGGTCTGCTGGCTCTGGGAAGAGCGTGGACACGGCGCAGAACTACATCCTGCGGCTAATGCGTGACAGGGGCAGGAACCTTGTCTGCATCCGCAAATCTGACATTACGAACCGTGACAGCACCTTTGCAGAGCTTACAGGCGCTATCTACCGGATGTTCGGCGATAAGGCGGAACGGTATTGGAGAATCACACAAAGCCCACTGAAGCTGACCTGTAAAGCCAACGGCAACCAGATCATCTTCCGTGGCATGAACGATGACAAGCAGCGTGAAAAGCTGAAGTCCATCACCTTCCAGAAAGGCAAGTTGACGGATGTATGGTGTGAGGAAGCAACGGAACTGACGCAGGCTGACCTTGAAATCATTGATGACCGTCTGCGTGGTGAACTGCCGGACGGACAATTCTATCAGATCAGATTGACTTTCAATCCGGTGAATAAGAACCACTGGATTAAGAAAGTCTTTTTTGATATTCCAGATGACAATGTGCTGTGTCATCATTCCACATACCTGATGAACCGCTTCATTGATGATGCGTACAGGAAGCGCATGGAGCGCAGAAAGTTGGTTGATCCTGAAGGCTATCAGATATACGGGCTTGGAGAATGGGGCGAAATCGGCGGTCTAATTCTCCACAACTGGGAAGTCAAAGAGATTTCACAGAATCCAGAAGACTATGACGATTTTGCAAACGGTCAGGACTTCGGTTTCAACCACGCAAACGTCATCCTTCCCGTTGGTATCAAGGACGATGACCTGTATATCATGAAGGAACTGTATGAATTCGAGAAGGACACAAATGAACTGATTCAGCTTGCGGATCGGTTAGGGATCGACCGCAGAAAACAGATGTGGTGTGATTCCGCAGAGCCGGACAGAATCAAGATGTGGCAGAAAGCCGGGTTCCGTGCCTGCGGCGTGGACAAGGGCGGTTCTGCTGGTTCTGTGAAGGCTCAGATAGACTGGCTAAAGCAGCGGAAGATATACGTCCACCCTTCCTGCGTAAATACCATCAAGGAATTGCAGCAGTGGAAATGGAAGAAGGATGAAAGAACCGGGGAATACTTGGATGAACCTGTTCCCTTTCAGGATGATGCAATGGCGGCGCTTCGCTATTCCGTGGAGGGATGGAGAAAGCGACCGAAAGCAAAGGCAGTCAAAAGGATATGGTAAAGCTATGTGTTCCCATCAGTTCATCAAAATAAACGATGTGTCAGTCTGCAAGCGATGCGGGCTGACATTTTCTTTTGACGGAAAAGTTATGTTTGACAGACGTTTTGTTAATATCAACAAAACATCAAGGAAGAAACGAGGGAAAAGAAATGCCCAGAAGCGAATATGAGTTGTACCCTGATTTTCAGGCGGAAATCGATGAAATTGACCGGGTGGGAATCAGTGATGCACTTCTGAATAAAATCATCGACAAGCACGCCGCAAACAGAATGTACAACTGGAACCTGCACAAGCGGTATGAAGTGCTTGACGGTGAAGTTCCTATCTTCCAGCGGATTCCACGCTTTGACGAAGAAAACCCGGTCAACAACAAAGTCAACAATGATTTCTTCGGTGAAATCGTGGACTTTAAAACGGGCTATTTCGCCGGGAAGCCTGCTGTTTATAGCTATGCTGACACAGTGGAAAGCAAGGAAGACACGGGCGGCGAAGAAGCCAGAGACGAAGCCAGCAAGGCGCTTTCTGATTTCGTGACACGGAACAATATGTATGATGTGGATATGGACATCACGAAGTTTGCTGCTATCGCCGGATATGCCGGACGGATGTTCTACCACGACACAGACGGAAACGAACGCTGTATGGCGCTTCCCTCTTATGAAACCATTGTGCTGTCGGAAACAAGCATCATGGAGCCGAAATACGGCATCCGCTACTATAAGACAATCGGCCTTGGCGGTGAAGAAATCTGGAAGGCTGAATTCGATGACGGAAAGACAATCCGCTTCTATGAGGGCTTCGCTGGCGGTCTGACGGAGAAGCCGGAAAAGGCCATGCCGAACCTGTTCGGCTTCTGCGCCATTCAGGGCATTCCCAATAACTCTGAAATGCTGGGCGATGTGGAAAAGGTCATGGAACTGATTGACGCATATGACCGCACTGTGTCCGATGAAAACAATGAAATTGACAGCTTCGCAAATGCTTATATGGCGTTTGAGAATGTTGAAATGGACGATGAAGAAATCAGAAAGGGTCAGCGGACAGGCGCTTTCCAGTATTTTAGCAGCGGAAACCAGCCGGGAAGCATCCACTTTATCACGAAGGACATCAATGACGCTTTTGTGGAGCATCATCTTGAACGTCTGGAAGAGAACATTTACAGATTCAGTAAAACGCCGAACATGGCGGATGAGAATTTCAGCCAGAACGCAAGCGGCGTGGCTATGAAGTTCAAGCTGACTGGCCTTGAAGCAAAATGCGGTATGTTCCAAGCGAAGATGATTACAGCAGGCGTGTATATGTTCAAGCTGCTTGCTGGCTGCTGGGCAAAGAAGCGCATTCCCTGTGATCCGCTTCAGTGCTATATCACATTCAAGCGGAACTTCCCTGTTGACCTTCAGAACGAAGCGCAGGCCGTGTCCGCTATCATCAGTTCCGGTATGCCGAAACGGATTGCCTTCAGCCAGTATTCTTTCGTGGATGACGTGGAAGAAGTCATGCAGCTGATTGAAGAGGAAAAGGACGATATTCCGAACCTTTACACAGATACCAAAGAAGATCAGGAAGACGATCCGGACAAGGATGAAAAACCGCCTGAAGGCTCTGAGGATGAAGAAGATGTTGAAGAATAACGCTTCTTCACGATTGGGGGTGCGCTATGGCGAAAGATTACCAGTATCTGTTTTCACAGCTTCGCCGGATTGAGGATCACAGAGAGCAGCAGGCCGAAAAGGAGATTAGGAAGCTTTACCGAAAGATTCTGAAGGAAACACGGCAGTTTGTTGCTGAAGAATACTATCAGCTTGCGGAAGACGGAAAGCTGACCTTTGAAATCCTGCGGTCAAAGAGTATGGACGCACGGTTCTTGCAAGAGGTTGAGGAACGGCTTGGAGATTTGTCCATTGACGTTTCCAGAGAGATCAAGCGGACTGTTGAGGAAATGTACCAGCTATCCTATGACGGGCTTAGAAACGCTGTGGAGAAAGGAAAGGACAGCAAGGAACTGCAAGCCTTCTTCCAAGGCGTTGACACTGCGACAGCGCAAACGGCATGGGCCAGTGTGGACAACACCATCATGGACGTTGCGCTGGAAAAGAACCACAAGAATATCATCTGGGACATCAAGCGTGAGGTTGCAACGGCTCTGACGGTGGGTGATCGGTTTGACACGATGGCTGACCGCATTGCCGGGAAGCTGAACGGCAATTACAAGAAAGCAATCCTGATTGCACGAACCGAAGTCGGACGTGTGCGGGAAGCCGGACACCTTGCTTCCGCAAAGAATCTCAATGATGCGCTGCAAGAAGGTTCGTCCGGTATGCGGATGGTGAAAAAGTGGATGACCATGCGGGACGGCAGCGTTCGTGATACCCATTCCCGCATGAATGGCGTGATCGTGGAAATGGACGATGCGTTTGAACTGCCAAGCGGCGTGAAGACGATGGCTCCGAAGCAGAGCGGCGTTGCAAGTGAGGATTGTAACTGCCGCTGCTATGTCAGCTATCAGCTGATGGACGATGAAGAGTTCTTCAGGGCAACTGGGAAGCATTTCAAAACGATGGGTCAAAGTTCTGGGGATGAAGCATCTTCGACAGTGGACAGCGCAAATGTTGTGGGGCAGGTTGATTTTTCCCGTGAAGATTTAGTTATCAATAAAATAAACACCGCCCAGCGTGAATTTGCCGACTTGAAGCATGAAGAGAACATCACCATCACCACTGATGGACGAATTTGGCATATCAAAGGGAAAGCTGGAAGCGTGAATCCATGGTCTGTCAATGAATCTGGTGGAAATCTAGTTGGGGCGTATTCGTATCATAATCATCCTGCGGGAAAGACATGGTATTCCTTTAGCAAAGAGGATGTGCGATATTTCCTTGCTGCAAAACAAGCATACAGCAAGGCGGCAGATGACGTATATGAATATGTAATGCGCAGAACAAAAAATACAATTGACGTTGATCCTGAAGCCGCCTATAATCGCTTCAAAGAGATTTATTCCACAACAGTTTCTGAATTGGCGTGGGATGAAAAGATCGACATGGATTTGGACGGGTATCATGAGACTATGAAAATTCTAAGTAAGGAATTCAAGTTCTTGTACGAAAGGCGGAAACTCAATGGCGGCAAATAAGAATCATCCGAGATACACCGAATACATAGAAAAGTGCAAGGCATTGAGGGACGATCTTGTTAAGCGTGAGGATAAAACGCAAAGCGATATTTACTCCGGTCAGGACAATTCGGAAACATTTGCGCTGCACAAGGATTACTTAGAAAAATTAAGGAAACTCAAAAAAGAATACAGTTTTCTTTTTGACCCGGCTTAAAGGCTGGGTTTTTTCATGCGCAAATATGGTGAGCGTCACACCTATTTCTGGGTGTGTGGGTTGAAATATGTCAAAAATTAAGAAAGGACTGAGAAAATGTCTGTTAAAAGTGTAAAAGCAACCATCAACGGACAGGAATACACGCTGACGCTGAACAGCAGCACAGGCAAGTATGAAGCGACTGTGACAGCACCCAGCAAATCTTCCTTCACAAAGAGCGGCGGCTATTATCCGGTAGCAGTGACGGCGGAGGATGATGCTGGAAACATCACAACGGTTGATTCGTCCGATGCTACGCTGGGCGAACAGCTGCGGTTAGTTGTCAAAGAGAAGGTTGCGCCTGTCATCGCAATCACCTATCCCACCGCAAGCGCCTATATCACCAGTAATAAGCCGACAATCAAATGGAAGGTCACGGACGATGATTCCGGCGTGAATTCCAGCACCATCAGCGTCAAGATTGACGGCAACACGGCAATCACAAGCGGGATCACGAAAAATGCTGTCACGGGCGGCTATGAATGCGAGTATACGCCTTCTTCTGCCCTTTCGGACGGTCAGCACACCGTTCTGTTCAACGCAAAGGATAATGATGGCAATGCTGCTGTTCAGAAGAGCGTTACCTTCACCGTTGATACCGTTGCACCTACTCTGACGGTTTCCAGTCCGGCGAACAACAGTGTTACCAACACGGCTTCCTGCACGGTTTCCGGTAAAACCAACGATGCAACGTCCAGCCCTGTTACCGTCACTGTGAATGGCAAGTCCGTCACGGTCGGTACAAATGGCGCATTCAGCACAACCATCACGCTGAATGAGGGTGACAACACCATAACCGTTGTTGCTACGGATGCCGCTGGAAAATCTACCACTGTTACAAGAACCGTCACGCTGGATACCGGAGCGCCTGAGTTCGTATCCGTCACGATCACGCCTAATCCTGTGGACGCTGGAAATACCTACGTCATTTCCGTGTCCGTCAATGATGACTGATGGTAACAAGAGTATGGGGGAAGGCCGATTCTTTTGAATTGGTCTTCTCCCCTTCCGGTGATTCATGGCGTTCGTGGGAAGCAAAGGTTCCGGCTGATTTGCAAGACGGAAAGTACATCGTTGAACTGTACTGTGAAGACGATGGCGGGAACATGGCGTTCTGGACTGGCATTCTGTACCTGAACAACAGTGCAAACGTCAAGGTTCGCATTGTTGCGGACAAAATCAAAGTGTGGCTTGAAGCGGACATGGAAGCAAAGCTGCAAGATGACTGGAATGTGTGGCTTGAAGAGGAACGGATCAAGCTGAACGTTACCTGCATGGAGTATGTGGGCAGGGGGTGATTGCTATTTTACAGCGTGATTTTATTCTGGGCGAAAAGAAGTACATCAAGTTCAGGGCTACGTCCTGCGACAATCTGCCTGTGGTCATCACCGGAGCAAAGTATGAACTGTATGCGGATGATGTCACATTCGACAAAGGAAGCTGCATCGTGGACGGAAATGAATTTATGGCGCTGATTGAGCCTGCCGCAGTCGGAGATTATACGCTGGAAGTGGAATACACGGTAGCCCCTGAAACACGAAAGGTCAGGGTGGCTATTCATGTCACTTAATCTGAAAGCGGCAGCACTGACACCCAGCACGGTCTATACTGGCGGACAGTTCATCATCAGCATCGAAGTCTATGACGATGCGTTTGAGTTTGACCAGTATCATACCGAATACAACGAACATCAAGGCTTTGCCGACATCAATCAGACGATGGGCGGAAAAATGCAATAGGAAATATTCAACGTGGGCTGCAAGGCTTCTATTCGGCGGTGTGTGCGCCGTGGAGCGGCTTTGCGGAACTCAGAATATAAATCTGTGGGCTATGGCGGAAAGGCCGTAGAACTCAAATATGGAGGTTTTATCAATGACAATCGAAGAACTGAAGAAGCTGCTGGAAGACGGCAAGATCACGAAGGAGCAGTTCAAGACCATGGCGCTTGCGATTGACCCGGACTTCAAGGAGGATGATCCCAATCCTGACCCTGATAAGGACAAGGACAAGAAGCCGGACATCGAAAAGCTGATTCAGCAGGCCGTTGACCGGGCAACAAACAAGCTGGGCAACGATAACAAGCGCCTGCGGGAAGAACTGGACACCATCAAGAAGGAAAAGCTGACTGCGGAAGAACGGGCTGAACTGGAACGGAAGCAGGAGCGGGAACAGTTTGAACAGGAACGTGCTGAATTCCAGAAGGAGAAGAACAAGCTCTACGCTGTCAAAGCAATCAAGGCTGCTGGACTGGACGATGGAAGTGACAAGGCACTGGAACTTGTGAACTTTGTTATGGGTTCGGACGAAAAGGAAATTGATTCCCGTGTGAAAGCCTTCGGCGATCTGGTGAAAAAGTTTGTCGCATCGGAAGTTGATAAGACCTTCAAGGAAGCCGGACGCAATCCGGGCAAAGGCAGTTCCGGAAGCGATGAAAAGAACCCTTACACCAAAGAGCATTTCAACCTGACGGAGCAAATGAAGCTGGAAGCCACTGACCCGGAAAAGGCAAAACGGCTTCAGGCGGCGGCGCTTGCCGCAAAATAAGAACAAAGACACCTGAAAGGGTGTCTATTTTTATGCAAAATGGAGGTTTTAACAAATGGCTGATTACACTACTTACAGCAATATGCAGATCGTGCCGTCCAAGTTTACGGCCTACACTCTGGATCGTACCACTGCCCTGTCCGCTCTGGTTCGCAGCGGCATTGCAACCGCAGACGGCGTTGTGGCACAGCTTATCAACGGCACTCCGCAGGGCGGACGCTTCATCACCATGCCGCATTTCGATGCGCTGGAAGGCGATGACGATGTGTTCTCTGAGAGCGATGCCAGCGTGAGCAAGATTACCACTGGTTCCTGCAACGCTACCCTGCTGATGCGTCAGAAGGCGTGGGGCGCAACCGACCTGTCCCGTGTGCTGGGCGGCTCTGATCCCATGGCGGCTATCGGCAATCTTGTGGCTGACTGGTGGCTGGAAAAGGAGCAGGCAATTTACCTGTCCATCCTGAAGGGCATCCTTGATCCCACCAGCGGTGCGCTGAAGAACCATGTGAACGATATTTCTTCCGGTGAAGGCAATGCCGCCAAGATTTCTGTGGGTGCGGCTCTGGACACCAAGCAGGCCCTTGGCGATCATGCTTCTTCTCTGGGTCTGGTATTCATGCACAGTGCTGTTTACACTGCCCTTCAGAAGAATCAGGACATCGCAACTGAGTATGACGCAACGCTTCAGATTCAGATTCAGACCTATCTGGGTTATCGTGTGGTGGTGGATGACGATATGCCTTATATCGCCTATACCGAAGCACAGTCTTCCGCTTCCGGCGCTATTGCAGTCACTACCGCCAATATCGGTGAGATTCAGCCCCATTGCAAGGCTACTCTGACCGCTGGCACGTCCTATGTGACGAAGGATGCTTCCATCACCTACACCACCTATTTCCTTGGCTCCGGCGCTCTAATCCGTCAGGACGGCACTCCCGCTGGCTTTATCAGCACCGAAACTGACCGTGACAAGCTGGGTGCGAAGGATTACCTGATTAACCGCCGCTGCATGGTGATTCATCCTCGTGGTCTGAGCTGGAACGTGAATGCTTCCTATCCTGAAGGCATTTACTATCCGACCAACGCCATGCTTGCCACTCCCGGCAACTGGTCTTTGATTACCAACCACAAGAAGGTTCCCGTTGCCGCTCTGGTTCACAAGATTTGACCATTTTCGTGACATCACGAAAATGATAGAAAGGAGGGCAAGAAATGTCCGCTACATTCTGGAATATGCGGAGACGGGCGGCGGCACAGAAAGCACAGCAGGAACAGACCGCTGAAAAGCCTGTGGAAGCAACTGAGGAACAGACCGCTGAAAA